TTTCTTTTCTTAATGCTTTTATTTGATTTTCAGCATTTTTTCGTTGCTCCGGTGTGATTGATTGCATATTAATTTACCCCCATTTCATTAAGATGCTTTTGGATACTTATACCTATTGCTCTGCCTAATTCAACTGGTACAGCATTTCCAATGTGAACTCCCAATTCTCTTCTATTAAATGCCGATTCATTTTCTACAAATTTATAATTTGCAGGAAAGGATTGTAATAATGCTCCTTCTCTAAAGGATAAAGCTCTATGTTGTTCTGGATGACCAAACCGTCCATTCCCATAACCATAAAATTGCGTAGTTATTGTTGGAGAAGGTTCATCCCATTTCATTCGACCATATACAGCTCCATAACTTCTTCCGGTTTTCTTTTTATGACAACTTAATTGCAAATCATCACTCCAGTCCTTCCAAGTTCCACCGGGAATTGAACTACGTATTCTTTTCAAATTTATTTCAGACATTTTAGCAGTACAATGGATCACATCATTACGGTCACATTCTCCATCCGCTAATGGTGGAAGCTTGCCTATTGCATCTCTTACAGTTAAATAATTAGATTCATTATGTGTTGGGGCAATTAAATTAATATCATTCAATTGTGAAGCCAACAATACAAGGCGTTTTCGACGTTGAGGGACTCCATAATTGGGACAATAAACAATTTCCCAAGAGCAATGGTAATTAGACGCTTTAAGGTGGTTTATAAAATCGACAAAAACGGATTCCTTAATCAATTCTGGAACGTTTTCCATTGATACAATTGTTGGCTGTATTCTGTCAATAAGATTTGAAAATGCGTATAATAGACGCCATTTATCATCCTTATGTCCTTCTTTTCGGTAGCGTTGAGTGTATTTTGAAAAAGGCTGACATGGAGCACAGCCAACTAGAATTCGTAAGTCATTGCTAGGGTATAGCGAAATCAGACTATCAGAATTAATAGTGTTAACATCTCCAGCAATGAACTGTGAATGGCTATTGGCTTCGTATGCATATCGACATGATTCATCAAGGTCAATGCCTGCAATTACATTTAATCCTGCTAATTCCAAACCTTTAGTTAAACCACCAATTCCGCAAAATAAATCTACAACAGAAGCCGGCATTGTTTATCCCCCCTTATTCTTCATCTTTCATGAATAGAAGATACGTTTCGACTCCAAGTGCATCCGCTATTTTTTGAATGTTGTCTAAGGCTATGCTACGTTTACCACATTCAATAGCACTGATATATGTTCTATGTAAGCCAGCCATATCAGCAAATTTTTCTTGAGATACTCCAAGTATCTTTCTGTATTTTCTAAGATTATGTGAAAATACCTGAATTGCATCCATGTGCAACACCTCTTTTTTATTATACCACATTGACTACAATAAGTCAACATACAATAAGTAACAGTTGCGAAAATGAACCTCTGATCTATTCTTTTTTATTTTTGCTTATATCTTTTTGTTACAAACCATAAACTACACAAATTACCAAAAAGCCGTTTGTGTACTGTTACAAACATCTCCAAACTAGCTTGACTATAGGTTTAACTTATGGTATACTGTGTACAGTGGATTAGGGGAGAACCTAGCCACGAATACCGGGGCAAGACGAGAAAGGAGGAAGCATGAAAGAGGACATGACACGGCTTGAACTTTTGACGCTTTTGCTTTCCATCAAAGCACTTTTGGAGAGTGACAACAAAGAAAAAGCCCTTGAACTGATTGACGAGGTCATTAAAGAGGCAAAGAAATAAGGTCGATTGAAGCCAACCGACCTTGAACCAAAACAACAAAGGGCGGACTTGCCACCGCCTTTTGCTGCTACGACTATTATATCACGCTTTGTCCTATTTGGCAAGAAGAAATCCCTGCATTCGGAGAAAAAACTCCGGTGCAGGGATTTTTTGCGTTCATTTGAATTTTCAAGAGGGGGTTCGATTTTTCGACCCTTTTTTCGACTGTATTTATGAAGGTGAACCTTTCTGGGTCACTACAAAATTTAGATACGGGAGGAAGTTGAAATGACGCAGGGTCAAAAGGAGCAAATTGACACTTTGCGAGAGCAAGGAAACGGCTACAAAAAAATTGCTGGCATTCTTGGGGTGTCTGTAAATACGATTGCCTCTTATTGCAGGCGAAAAACAGCAGTGTGTCCTTGTTGTGGTGCCGCTTTGGTGATGACACCCAAGCATCGAAAAAAGAAGTTCTGTTCAGATGCGTGTCGTTTGAAATGGTGGTATGCCAATTCAGAAAAGCTGAATAAGAAAGCAAATTATGATTGTACCTGTCAATTTTGTGGGAAGGTGTTTGTAAGCTATGGCAACAAAAATAGAAAGTACTGCTCA